CTTCCCAGTCATCGGCCTCATCCATCGTCGTGATCCAGGCGAACCAGGAATCGTCTTCGATGATGCCGCGTAGAACCTTGATGCTGTAATCGTGCTGCTGGTAGAACACTGAAAGCCGGTCGTACCCTGCCGTGCTGACTCCGAGCATCAGCGGCTGGCGTCTGGCTCCCATCGAAGTGGCGAGTACATCCCAGAGCAGCCGGTTGGACCAGGCGTGAACCTCGTCCGCAATGATGCAGTGAGGATTCAGGCCGTCGAGCGAGTCGTCTTCGGAGGCCAGCGGCTCAAACTTAGAGTTAGTCGCCAAGCAGTGCAGGTTATCCCTGAATCGCTTCAGTACCTTGGACAGGCTCGGCGACTTTGCGACCATCCGCATCGCTTCACCGTGGACCAGCCTTGCCTGTTCTTTCTTTGTCGCGACCGAATAGGTCTCGCAGCCCTGCTCACCGTCTGCGACGGTCATATACAAAGCGACGCCAGCCGCCCAGGTTGACTTACCCTGCTTGCGGGCCAGTTCTACTATCGCCGTTCTGAATCGGCGGAATCCTGTGTCGGCATGTACCCAGCCGAACAGAATCCATGTCTTAGCCTCTTGCCACGGAGAGAGTTCGAAGACCTGCCCCGCCCACTCACCTTTCGAGTGGCGGAGGAACTTGAAGAAGTCTATGACCCGCTGTGCTCTCGCTCGGTCGAATCTGAGGCCGCGAAGATGCCCGTCGCGCAGGTCAGTAACATGCCGGTGACAGGCAAGCCTGACTAACTGACCTGTTATCTGTTTCCCAGATAGGACATCATCAATGTATCGTTCTGCCGTGTTCATTCTGGGTTGGCTCATCCGTTGTCATTTCTTCCGCAGCGCCAATCCCGGCCATGAACTTCTCGAACGGGTCAACCAACTTCTCGCTGGCGTCTACGTGTAACCGAGACCGCGATGCAGGAGTTAAACCGAATTCCGTAGCGAATTTGAGAACGTGAGAAAGCGCCGTGTTACCCACGCTCACAAAGGGGTTCGGCACGGGATAATTTGACTTCGGCGACCTAATTACTGCGCCGTACTTCTGAACTTGTAAGTCGGCTGCTACCCAGCGCGACCAAGACGCGCAGTACCCGGCGAGGGCTGCACGGTCAACGCTCGTAAGCAGGCCGAGAGTTAATAACTCTTTGCTGATCCTTGCCCATTCGACCCTAGCTGCCTTATCGAGTGTGCGCGGGCACGCTGGAATGCCGGTCGGCTTAGGCTCTAAGCGATTCACCGCGCGTTTGCCGGGGTTGCCGGCGAGGGCTTTCAAACAACTAGGCTTGGGGCGTCTGCCTGCCATGAGCTAATCCTTCCGTCACCGTCGAGCCGTTCCACCTCGTAGCGGAGACCCCCGTCGCCAAGCTGAGGCAACTCGGGCCGGTATAGAGGCGCAACGTCAAACGACGGCTCCCAGGTAGCGCACCTGTTGTCCTGAGGCACCCTGATCGCAAGGCCGCTGTCTATGTCGGCCAGGGTCTTGAGCAGAAGGCGCACCCCCAACGGGGCAAGCTGTTCTCGCCAAAGCGTCTCGACCGTTTCACCCGGTCGAATGAATACGTGCTGCTGAGCCGCAATCGGGCCACCGTCGATGCTGTCCGTCAGCCAGTACACTGAGCCGCCCGTGATCCTGTCGCCGCCGTGTACAGCCCAACGCACCGCGTCCCGGCCCCTGTGTAGGGGAAGCAGGGAGGGGTGGTAGCCGATAGCTCCAAACCGCGCCTTCGCCCGCGTCTTGCGCCCGATGAAATCGTGTGAGTGAGCCGCGACAATGAGGTCCGCGCCGGTCGGCAGTGACTCCGCCCGAACCTGAGGTTGCCACGGGACGCCGAGCCGCTCCGCTGTTGCGCGGAGCCGGTCGAATACCCGAGCCCCATCAGTGGATAAACGGTCAGAGAATGGCGGGGAGGACACGCCGATGACTCTGTAAACTTCGGCTATGGCCTCAAGAACGCTTGCTCCGAATTGTTTCTGGCCGCAGATGAAAACATTCATGCTGTCCGCTTGGGCTCGCCGTAATACCGGAAGCCCTGAATGGCCCGGAAGTGGCCGCCGAAGCCGGTCCCCGGCGCGATGATTTCGCTGCCTAGCTTGATTGCGGATGCCAGGGTGGAGGCGGCGGACTTAGCCTTGTTCCCGCCGTGGAGGGCGGCTGATACCTGCCGCCACTTTGGATCTCGGCGGATGCCAGCGCATAACCCTGGGTGAGACGTGTGAAAGAGCGTAGTAAGTGGTTTGTGCCACTTGTTTTCGCCACGCCGCCACATATCGCAAACGGCGTTCAAGAATCTCATCCCTACGCCAGCGCCCTGCCATTCCGGCATCACGGTAAGCCTGGTTCCGCGCGCTTCAAACTGACCACGCGGGAGGGACTTGGTTGCCATCGCCAGGTGGCAAACAAGCTCTCCGTCGACGGTGCCGACAAAATATCGCGCGGCGACCGGCAGCGGGAGCTTCAGATAATAATGCGGAGCAAAGAGCGGCCAATAACTTGAGTCTGTCTGCCAAATCTCAAGCTCGAATTTGGGTCGTCGCCAAAGCGACCCCCTTGAGAACTTGCCAGTTCCCGTGTCATAAACCCAATCGGGTTCAAGCCAGTCGATTACATCGTAATGGCAGGACAGCAACACGCACTGACCGCCCGTGCGCTTCCATGCTTTTTGAAACGCCAGCGCACCAAACTTTGCAATCTGCCGGTCGACGACGCTGCTGAATTCATCGATGACAATCTTTCGTGGCGCTTCGCTAATGACCCGTGCAAGATCCGCGCGGAATCGTTCGCCATTGGAAAGCGCGTAGTACGGCCGAAGCCAGCAAGGAACAGAACCGAGGCCCACCGTGGCCAGAGCACCGGTCACGGCGTCAAAGTCACCCTCTGGAGCGATGGCGTCGACGATTGGTTTTTCGACGGGCCATCCCTCAGGGGAGTAAAACGCATCCGGTCCTAAGATCATTCGGCCCAGCGACGACTTTCCAGATCCCGACGGCCCAACAATCACGCCAAGCTTCCAGTCGGAGTCGTCAATATCAAGGCTGGCGTCAAGATTGAACTCAGCGCCGGATTCGGCGTTGAACAATGACTTAACGCGGGCCGCGCGGTACGAGTTGAAATCCTTGCACGAGTTGCGTACTTGCAGTTCCATCTATGTCACCACCACGCGGCACTCAAGATCTTGGCCGGTTAACTTCTCATAGACCGACCGCTGGTCGGCTTCGTCCTTGCAGATGACGATCACGCCGTACTGTTCTTTGTAGCGGCCCTGAGGCGGAGCGTCGCCGATGCCGGTTGTGGTCGCCTCCGTGACGCCCAGTTCCTGGAGTTCGCTGGCGTCAAAGAACGGCTGGAGGTCAATCTCTCCAGACAGGTCGCGGAGGATGTCCGCGTCCCATTCCAGGAAATCGCTGGAGCGGTTGTCCGCAATGGCCAGCGCCTTTGCTTTGGGATCTGTCTCAAGATCCAAATCGACGCGCTGTACAGCGATGATCTTCGTTCCATCACTCTGAACAATGACCACATCTTCTAGTCCGGCTGCGGCGGCATTTGCTGCCGTCTTGTTTCCAGCGATGATGCGGCCTTTTGAGTCAATCAAGATCGACCGGCCCGCGCCGTAATCCCGCAGGGACTTCTCAACCAACGCTCCGCCGCGCTTGGTACCTTTGTTAGGGTTGCGCGAGTCTGGTTGCAAGTCTGAAATCTTCATAATTTGAGCGAGTATCCCGACACTTCAAAACGCGGGCGTGTGCGTGAAGCTCCGGGGTCTCGGTTCCCGATCAGGAAGAACATTTCGAGACCCCCATCCCCTGCAAATACTATGAAATCTCTGCAACTCTGATCGAACTGATCGGTTGGTTACTCACTGGCCTTGGGCGGTCAATTCTGCGTGGTGAGCGTGGCACAGGGGAACAATGTATTGTTCGTCGTATTGCAGCTCCCGTGCATATCGTAATTTCCAAGAATGATGCAAATCTGTTGCGAGTTCAACCTTGCCTTGTTCCTCGCACATCCGGCAAAGCGGATGGCGTCGCAAGTAAGCTGCACGCCACACTCTCCACTTATGGCCGTATCCCCTTGCGTTGGCATTACCGCGTCCATAAGCACTGATAACTCCGTCGCCATGCTGCCCACAGTTGCCCGATGCGCTGAGCGTCGGGCAGAGCGGGTGAGCGCAAGGACGAAGAGGCTTGGAGGGCATAATTTATGGCTTGCGAAAGGCTGGCGCGTCAGTTCCTTGTCTTCCGATCTGTCGCAGCAAGAGCGCTTCGATCCTTTGCAGTGTAGCCAGTGTGTCTTTGGCAACGCTGAACGGCGTTGTCTGCGTCGCTGGCGTGGTGTTAATCGCTGCTTGCTCGTAGTGCTTTGGTGCAGGCGCAGAAATCCGCTGACGCTCCCGGTTGTTCTCGTCATGCGTCGGCGCTGTCTTTTGTTGTGTCACGGAACTCCTATGTGCGCGGTCGAACCTGTGTAGCGGCTACACAGGAGCCGGGTGGTGCATCTATAAGGTAGGACGTTGTCAGTCGGACAGTTTGTGACTCAGCGGGACACTATTTGCTAGTTGAACGCCGATAACGT